GGACAAGAAGGTGCTTTGAAATACATGCAACTAATGCAACAAGCAAAAGAAGCACTAGCACCACCAGACCAAGCAGCACAACCACAACAAGGAAAATAAAATGATTGTAACAATCTTAGCATTTGTAGTAGGTGCAGTAGTAGGGTATGGCATTGGCCCTGTCGTTGCAAAACTTAAGGCCGATTATGCAGCACACAAGCAAACTGTTGCTGCCGCTGCACAAGCAAAATTGGCTGCTGATTATGCGGCTGGCAAAGCTGCTGCTGAGGCCGCTGCCGCTAAAGCTGTAGCCGATGCCGCTGCTGCGGCTGTTGTAGTTCCACCTGTAGTCTAAGGAGTAAAAGGAGAGAAGAGTGGTAACAAAAGAGAGTTTTTTAAATTGGTTGGAAGACCCTGTAACACAACTACTTCGCAAGAAGCTTAAGGAAGATGTAGAGCAGTACAAGACAATGCTCATGTATTGTTCGCAAGAAGACCTACATAAACTTCAGGCACATTGTGATGCAGCAATTAAGATAGTAGAACTTGAATTTGAGGATTTAACACATGAGTGAGCATGGAATCAACCCAAAGGGTTATCGTCTCTTAATTTTACCAGATGAAGTAGAAACAAAGACTTCTAGTGGTATTGTAATCTCAACCGGGTCACAGACTCAACGAGAAGAGCTTGCACAAGTAGATGGTGTTGTTATTGCAATGGGTAGTACCTGTTTTGATAAAGAGCCAGAACCTTGGTGTAAAGTGGGGGATAGGGTCATCTTTGGTAAGTATTCTGGCATCATCCGTAAAGGTAATGATGGTAAGACATACCGGCTTTTGAATGACGAAAATGTTGTTGCAACCTTAGACGAGAAGGAATAACCATGAGTGAAGAACAAGAAGTACAGTCGCCAGAACAAGTGGCAGTAGAAAAGGAAGCACGAGCACTAGGATGGGTCCCACAGGGTGAATACCGTGATGGAGATCACTTCGTAGATGCAGAGACCTTTGTAAAACGTGGAAAGGAAATCAACCCAATCCTTCGTAAAAACAATGAGAAACTCATGCAGAAGCTTAATGAGCGTGATGCTGAAATAGCAGATATTCGTAAAACTGCTGAAGAGTTTAAGCAGTTCCAAAAAGATGCAACTAGTCGTAAAGTGTCAGAGTTGCAATTGGAATTGGATAATCTTAAAGAAAAGAAGAAACAAGCTGTAAGTGCAGGTGATGGTGAAAGTGTTGTACTCATTGATGATGCAATTGATATTGTCAAAGAGCAACAAGCTGAAGCCAAGAAAGAACCTGTTAAGGCAGTAGCAGAAGCAACTAAACCAGTTGTCCTTGATCCAGCCTTTGTAGAGTGGCAAGAAGATAATAGTTGGTTTACTAAAGACGAGAAGTATACTCGTATTGCTGATGCTGTTGGTGCCCAACTATTTGCCAACCACCCTGAACTAAAGGGAAAGGCTTTCTTTGAGAGACTTAATGAAGAACTAGAAGAAGTGTTACCAGCTAAATACAAGAAGGTGCAACGTACCAGTCCTGTAGAGGGTGGTACACCAACTAGCAATCGTCCTAGTGGGTCCCGAGGTAAGAACACGTTTGAGAATCTACCTGCTGATGCTAAAGAGGCTTGTAATAAGTTTGTCAAACAAGGTCTTATGAAAAAAGATGAGTATGTAGCAATGTATTACGAGAATGAATAAGGAGATAGAGAACATGCCAGCCGCACTTACACCAATTGAAAAAGCAGAACGTGTTACTGCACGAAAAGCAAAAGAAGCAGAAGCTATTAATGTGGCCCCTATTCTAGCACGAGCATCTGTAGCAGGTACAGGAGAAAAACCAACCCGCAAGAAACGTGCTTCGTTCAATGGTACACAAGGTAAGACGACAGTTGATTTTTCTCGACTGGATGAAGCAGGATTTCATGGGCATATCTTTAATGATACTCCCGGTAGAATTACCCAAGCTCTTGACGTAGGTTATGAGTTTGTAGAAGCAAATGAGGTAGGCAGTGTTGCAACTAATGTTATTAGTAGAAACACTGATATTGGAGATAAGGTACGCTTTCTCGTAGGCAATACAGATAATGGAGAACCCATGTATGCCTATTTAATGAAAATTCGTAAAGAATTTTATGAGGAAGACCAAGCTGAAGCTCAAGCCAAGATTGACGCTGTTGACGCAGCCATTCGGGGTGGAAAGCTAACGGGAGAAGGACAGACCTCAGAAGGTTTCTACAATGCAGGTATCAAGTTCTCCCAAGGGTAATTATGCCTTATAAGGACCAACAAGATAAAAGGGACCATAATAAAAGGTATCAGTTAGAGCACTCAGAGAGTTATAAGGCGTATCAAAAGAGATATTATAAAGAGAATTATAATAAGAAAATAGAACGAGATTATTACCAGAAATATGGTATTTCTCTAACTGAATATAATTCACTTTTTGAAGAACAAAAAGGTTGTTGTTATATTTGTGGTAAACATCAGTTAGAATTTAAACGAAAACTTGCTGTAGACCATGACCACATAACAGGCCAAATAAGAAGCCTACTTTGTCTTTCTTGTAATGCCCACTTAGGAATTTATGAGAGGTATAAAGAACTTTTTGAAATTTATTTAACTGAAAGGAAATTACTCAATGAGTAATGTAAATCGCCCCGGCGGTCTTAAACCAGTATCGTACCTTAATGGTGCGCCATACAATGGTCAAGCCCGTCTGTATTATCGTGGTACTGGTGATGCTAATGCAATCTATGTAGGAGACCCTGTAACTTTGGGTGGTTCTGCTGATGCAAAAGGTCTCGCCGATGTTGTTCTTGGCACAGCCGGTTCAGCAATTGTTGGTGTTGTAATTGGTGTTGTAGTTGTAACAGCAGGTGTGTCTCTTGTAGGCTCTCCTTCTGTAGACCTTACTATTCGTAGTTTGGCTGCTTCTACAGCAGGTTATCTGTTGGTTGTAGATGACCCAATGGTGGTATTTGAGATTCAAGATGGACAAACTGTAGCTACTGCTATTACTGATGTTGGTCAAAATACCAACTTCTTGATTGCGGCTGGTGCAACTACCTATAGTGATTCTGGAACCACAACTGCCGCTGCTCTAACTGGCACAGCTACGGCCAATCTCAAAATCTTGGGGTTTGTCCAACGTGACGACAACACTGTTGCTTCTGCATATGCTAAGTTGCTAGTTAAAATCAATAACCATGTCTACGCTGCCTCTACTGGCACCGCAGCCATCTAATAACTAGGAGAACTTAACATGGCTGGAGTTATCACAACCGCATCACACCCAAAAGCTCTTTGGCCCGGCGTAAAAGCTTGGTGGGGGCAAGTCTATGCTGAACATCCTGAAGAGTATCCAGATTTGTTCACAAAAGACACTTCAACTCAGAACTATGAAGAAGATGTACAACTGACAGGATTTGGTCTTGCTCCACGCAAGTCTGAAGGTGCTGGTGTATCATACGACTCTGAAGTTCAAGGTTTCGTTACTCGTTATGTACATATTGCTTATGCTTTGGGTTACATTGTAACGAAAGAAGAGTTGGATGACAACTTGTATGAAAAAGTTTCTAAACGTAGGGCTGGTTCGCTTGCACAGGGATTCCGTCAGACTAAGGAAAACGTAGCTGCAAATATCTACAACCGCGCCTTCAATTCCACCTATCTTGGTGGTGATGGAGTTGCATTGTGCTCAACTGCTCACCCGAACACAACTGGCGGGACATGGTCTAATAAGCCTACCGTTGACGTTGATTTGAGTGAAGCCTCTCTTGAGGATGCTGTAATTGCTATTATGGGTATGACCAATGACCGTGGCCTCTTGATTCAAGTGATGCCACAGACCTTGCATATTGCCCGTCAAGAACACTTCAATGCACACCGTATTTTGAAATCCGTTTACCAAAGCGGCAATGCAAACAACGATGTCAACGTGCTCAAAGCAACGAATGCATTCCCCGGTGGCATTAAGTTGAACCACTACTTCACTGCTGCACATGCTTGGTTCATCCGTACTAACGTACAGGACGGAATGAAGTATTATGAGCGTACAGCCATTAGCTTTGACCAAGACAATGACTTCGATACAATGAATGTCAAAGCCAAGGGTTATGAGCGTTATAGCTTCGGCTGGAGTGATCCAAAAGCTGTGTATGGCAGCAATGGGCCCTGAGAATGGCTAAAACATTGGCTGAGAAAGCTAAATGGATGCGAGAGTATAGGAAGAAAAATCCAGATACTTTTCGTAACATTGAACTTAAAAAGGGATATGGTATTACTTTAGAACAGTACAATATCCTGCTTGAATCTCAGAATGGTGTTTGTAAACTCTGTGGAAAACCTGAAGTAGATATTTGTAACAAAAAAGGAGCTGTTCGTAATCTTGCTGTAGACCATGACCATGTCACAGGTAGAGTAAGAGGACTTCTCTGTAGAGGTTGCAATCAAGGACTTGGAAATTTTAAAGAGAGTATACAAGCACTAACCAATGCAATAAAGTATCTAAATGGTCCTTAATAAGGGCATGTAACAAATTGGGGCAGGGAAACTTAAAATGTTTCCTGTAAGTCCCCACTAATTAGTAACAAACCTTTACTTCTGTACCAACAGACTTAATCTTACTTAAAGGAAATAAAATGTCTACAACTACCCCTACACGCCTATTCAATGGCGTAACAACTGCTAAGGTTTCTGAAGCTCTGGGTCTTTTCCCCCTTCCTATTCCTTCACATGTTTATCACTATTTTAATGATTTTACAACCTACGCTGCTGGTGACTGGACTGTTACCGCTGGTGGTGCTGGTGCTGCCGTGGCTCTTGGCACTGGTCTTGGTGGTCAACTTGTTATAACTTCTGCCACCTCTGGTGCAGAGGCTATTACTGGTGGCCTTAATATTAATATTGTTAATGCCACATCTACTGTCTCTGGCCTTAAGGCTTGGTTTCGTGCCCGTGTTCTTGTGGATGCTACTGTAGCTAACCCAGACTATCAAATTGGTCTGAGTACAGCTAATGCAACCTTTAATGGGGCGACTAGTGGTATTTACTTTACAAAGGCCACGGCAACAGCCGCTTGGAGTTTTGTAATTAGAACTGCCTCTACTTCTACTACAGTTGCTTTGCCTACTGCTGGTACTGGTGTTCCAACAGCCTCTACTTGGTATGATATGGCTTGGTACTTTGATGGTAAGGGTATGTTCTACATCTATTTTGGTAATGTCTGTATAGGTACTTATGGTTCTAGTCCAAATGGTACTACAGGTAGTTTGGGTTCTAGTTTGGCCAATCTTCCGGCTTCTACTGTGTTTATGGGACCAACATTCTTGAATGGTTGGCATACAGCTACATCTCTGCTTACTGTAGATCATGTTATGGCTGCTTGTGAAATAGCACGTTAATAGGAGACCATCATGGCAAACGTAACAACGATCCAAACGCTTGTTGATGGTCAGAAGAATGTTGTAATCAAGGTAGATGGATTATTGGATACATCCGATGTAGCCTTAGCCACTCTCCTTGATCCAGCTACTCTTTCTGCTGTACTAGAAAATGGTCAAAAAGCAACTAAACTACGCATAGATAAAATTGTCTATGATGTAGAGGATACACTTGCAATTAATTTATTCTGGGATGCCACATCCCCTATATCTATTTGGCACTTGGTGGGCCGGGGTAAACTTGAATTTGATAAGAAATATGGTGGTCTACAAAACAATGCTGGTGCTGGCATTACAGGTAAAATCCTGTATAGCACACAGGGTTGGCTTGCTGCTGGACTTCTTTCATTCAGTTTTACTTTAGAATGTACTAAACAGTTCTAATGTCTCATATTTCTAAATATGTAAAGGGAGACTGGCTTGGGGACTGTGAAGTCTGTGGAGCCACTCGCCTTGCATCCGAACTACGGATGCGATGGGACGGCTTTCGTGTAGACGCAAGATGCTTTGAAACGAGACAACCCCAAGACTTTGTTAGGGGTATTGTAGACCAACAAGCCCCTCCTTGGACAGCCCCAGAACCTACAGACACCTTTATATTGGGATGTACAACTAGGACATCCATTGCTGGTTATGCTAGCGCAGGGTGTCTTATAACAGGTAATACTGTTAATCCCGGCTCAGTGCCGGTTTCTACTTTTTAAGGAACTATCTTGGCATCTACTACTTTTACAGACTTTACTACACCAGTTGTAGCAGCTTGGCTTAATGATGTTAATTTGGTTGCCTATACAACTGTACCTGCTAATACAGCAGCCATTGCTGCTGAAACGACAAGAGCAGAAGCAGCAGAAGCACTTCTTGCACCCAAAGCAAGCCCCACCTTCACAGGTACAGTAGTAGTCCCTACCGCAGGGGCTGGCAGTACCTCACCAATACAGGCAGCACAACTATCTGCCTCTTCTGGCTCCTCTCTAGTAGAATTTCTACAATCTGGTACTGGTGCAGTAGCAGTAACAGTACAGAGTAAACTTAGAGAGTCACTTAGAGTTTTAGATTTTGGTGCTTATCCAACACGGGTTACAGACAGTACTGCCGCCTTTAATGCAGCACAAGTAGCAGCCACCGCCGCCCATACTAGTGTCTTTATCCCCGGAACCACAGCCTTTTATTTAATTGCAGGGACAATTACGGTTACGACTTCCATGACTGGAGTGGGTACCTATTCAGTTTTGCGTGCAAGTAGTGCAACCGCAGATGTAATTCAAATATCTGCTACAACAACAAACACATGCGTTCTATCAAATTTCCGTATTGACTCCACCGCGGCAGATGTTCGTACTGGTGGTTATTTTATTAACAATTTGGGCGCGGCCTACGTTGACTTAATCAATCTCCGGTTATTTAGTTATTGGAATGGCATAGCACTAACAGGTGCGGCTACTACTAGGTTCCATATATTAAATTGTTATTTAACTACCGCCGCACGTTCCAATAATAGGCCTGGGGGGTATGGCATAACCGTACAAAACAGTTCCGCTGGTGGGGGTGTTGACATAGAAATAACAGATACGAACATTGATGGAACGGTTTCCACTACTTCACACACCACGGCTGCAATATATCTAGTGACTGTTGGGGGCTGTGCTATTAGTAACTGCAATATACAACTTGCAGGGATAGCACTTTTAGTGGCACCAGACGCTGGTCACCGCATTCAGGCTCTTTTTATTGATAACAGTTATTTCGATTCTGGTACTGGTCACGGAATTAGCCTAAGTCCAGTTTCTACGGGAATCATTAACCTTGTAAAGATAACCAGTTGTTGGTGTGCCACTAACACAGGCTCTGGAATTATGGTTGGTGAAAATGCTACAGGCCAAGTTCAGAGAGTCGAAATTATAAATTGCACGTGCAGTAATAATACTGTGAACGGCATAACCCTTAATGGTGCAACTGTTACCAATACCTCAATTATTGGGGGCAGTATGAGCCACAACGTAAATGGAATTTCTGTTGCTGATGCCACAGGTCGCTTTAGTATTTCTGGGGTTAAAGCAGGCGCAGCAGGAGAGTTTGCAACTAATACCTCCTATGGTTTGAGTCTTAATGGAACCCTTGCCAGTTTCATGGTGATGAATAATGATTTTTCCCTTAATACATCAGGAGCTATTCTCGCGGCAACCTATACGGGAACTGAGGGTACTAATTATTTTTTACGTGATAACCTTTTAGTATAAAATTATGACAACCACATACTCTGTCACAAGAGACCAAATTATCTCTGCTGCTTTAAGGAAACTACAAGTCTTAGAACTTGGGGTTACTCCTGATGCAACTACTGTTACCAATGCTTCCCAAGCTCTAAACATAATGATAAAGGCTTGGCAGACACAGGGCATTAAACTATGGACCATTAAGGACTATATAGTTCCCTTGGTTTCTGGTCAAAAGACATATACCATTAGCCCTAGTGGGTCTAATGTCACTGATAATAAACCCCTAAAGATGATACAGGCTTGGGCACTTAATATCTCTGTAACCCCAAATATTAAAACACCCTTGGTTATTGTTAGTCGTCAAGAATACAACCTGCTTGGTTCTCCAGATAGCTCTGGTATGATTAGTAGTGTCTGGTATGAACCCGGACAAACTGTTGGAACTGTTACTGTCTACCAGAATCCAGATGCAACAACAGCAACTAATTATCAACTACAGTTTGCTGGTCAGCAACCTATTAATGATGTTACATTAAGTACAGATACACCAGATTTTCCAATTGAGTGGAATCAAGCTCTGGTGTGGGGTTTGGCTGATGAACTCTCTTTAGAATATGGTTCTCATGTAAACAATAGACAAGAAATTTCTGCTAAGGCAGAGAGGTATCGTCGTTCCTTAGAAGACTTTGATGTGGATAGCACTTCTACAACCTTCTCACCTGATATAAGAATGCGTTAATATGGATGACCGACTTCCCCTGACGTTTAACATAGAGTCTCGTGCTGCTGACACGTCTAAAGACAGTCGTGTTGTTAATGCCATTATTG